ATCCCCTCTCCATGGACGGGGGCGTCAGCTTTTTCTCAACTGATCTAATCCTACTTGCTTTTGTTGGTGCAAGTCCCAAAGTTATTTTATTGTTTATTTAAATAACTAAACATAATCATAAGATACCATAGCTGAAATTTTATATCTACGCGCAAACTGTCGCACCCTGGACCAGGGTTCCAGGATCTGAAATCCTGTCAACTCAACAAAGTGACGCGCGACAATTTGTCGCAGGCAGGTGCGACAATAATGACAATGGCGCTGTTGCGCCATTGTGTTAAGATGCAATTATTAACGATAGGAGAAATATGAAATATAAAGGTTACTTAATAAACTTGACACCAAAAAAAGGAACTGAAAGTCTTTGGAGGTTAGAGATTGGAAAACCTGGCAAAGATCCAGACTGTTACACAGTTGAAAACACATCAGCCTTATACAAGGTACAGGAATTTGCACTCAATCAAATTGATAAATTAATTACTGAAGAGGTGCGACAATAATGCCAATGGCGCATGGTCCAGGGTTCTGGTATCATGGGTCAATTAACAAATAGGAGAAATATGAAAGTATCAATTAAACCATTAGATGAAAGACCAGGGATGTTAACTCTCACTAAAAATATGCTTTTTACTTGGCAAGATATTGAGGAAGCATGTATCAAGTTAAATTGTGATAATCATAAAATGTGGGATGAATTATCTGGATTTCCAAATAAAGAAAATAAATGCGTTGGAGTTTTAGAAACGGAGGCAAATGAATAATATAACTAACACATGTACCGAATGCGGCGAAGATGCTAAGTATGACGAATGGACAAATTATGAAAAAAGAATCTGTATCAACTGTGGTTCGGACAATGACAACGAACCGCCAGAGGAATGGACAGAAGAGGCCAAAGAGGGCGCAAAGATTGCAGAGTCAATTGGATTAAGTTTAAACGACCTCGACGACAGTGGTGACATGGCTGAAGAGTTGAGGCGAATTATGCAAGATTAACTATCCTCCTAGTGGTTAATACATCGCATGCGACACAATGTCGCATGCGACAAAATGTCGCAGGGTATGGCACACCGGCGGCCTGCGGCCGCATAGCTTGGCGCTCCGCGCCTTGCTCGCTTCGCTCGCTCGATAGTGGTACCAGACCGATTTGAGAATTTGAACTTTTTTAAAATGATGATATACATATACACAAAAAGGGATCCTAATAGTTTAGGTTTATACAAGGATTTATAAATTTATAACCCTAAAATACTTTTGGATTTCTAAAACATATCTGAAAAAATTTTGCGGAAAATTTTTTCGAATGCACTTTTATGGATATAGAAAAATTAAAAAAATTTGAAAAGCTACCGCCTGATGTAAAAAGACAATTAGCTCTTTACATGGCTAAATGGAAAGAAAAGAAAAAACAAAAAGATATTAAAAATGACTTCATGGCTTTTGTCAAACATGTATGGCCAGATTTTGTAGAAGGTAAACATCATAAAGAAGTTGCAGAAAAATTTAATCAAATCGCTGAAGGTAAAACAAAACGTGTTATAATTAATATGGCACCTAGACATACTAAATCTGAATTTGCATCTTATTTACTTCCTGCATGGATGGTTGGAAGAAATCCTAAATTAAAAATTATTCAATCTACTAATACCACAGAATTATCTGTAAGGTTCGGACGTAAGGCAAAACAACTTATGGATTCACCAGAGTACAAAGAAGTCTTTGATACAAGATTAAAAGAAGATAGTCAGGCTGCTGGTAAATGGGAAACACAACAAGGTGGAGAATATTATGCTGCTGGTGTTGGATCTGCAATTACTGGAAGGGGTGCAGATTTATTAATTATTGATGACCCACACACTGAACAAGATGCAATGAATGCACAAGCTCTTGAGAGAACTTATGAATGGTATACATCAGGACCTAGACAACGTCTTCAACCTGGTGGAACAATTATTATTGTAATGACAAGATGGAATGAAAAAGATTTAGCAGGTCGTTTAATCAAAGCACAAAAAGAACCTAAAGCAGATCAATGGGAAGTTATTCAATTCCCTGCTATCATGCCATCAGGTAAACCTTTATGGCCGGAATATTGGAATCTAAAAGATTTAGAATCTGTTAGAGCTTCGATTCCATTATCAAAATGGAATGCACAGTACATGCAAAATCCAACTGGAGAAGAAGGAGCATTGATTAAAAGAGAATGGTGGCAAAATTGGGAAGCAGATATTCCTCCACTACAACATGTTATACAATCGTATGACACTGCTTTTATGAAAAAAGAAACTGCCGATTATTCTGCTATTACCACTTGGGGCGTATTTCATCCAACAGAAGATAGTGGTCCATGTTTAATGTTAGTTGATGCAGTAAAAGGAAGATTTGAATTTCCTGAACTAAGACGTATTGCATTAGAACAATACGGCTACTGGCAACCGGAAACAGTAATAATTGAAGGCAAAGCATCAGGTCTACCACTCACTTATGAATTAAGAAAATCTGGAATCCCAGTAATTAATTTTACACCGTCCCGTGGTAATGATAAACATACTAGAGTTAATTCTGTTTCACCATTATTTGAGTCTGGTAGAATATATGCGCCAACCGATATGGAATTTGCACAAGAAGTTATTGAAGAATGTGCAGCGTTTCCATATGGAGATCATGATGATTTAGTCGATTCAATGACTCAAGCAGTAATGAGATTTAGACAAGGCGGATTAATTGAACATCCAGAAGATTATGAAGATGAGCCTTTACAACAGAAACCAAAAGTGTATTATTAGCCATTATGGCAAGAGAAGACGAACAACGATTAAAAGATTTACTTAGAAACATCGAGACTGGTGATATTCCAGAAGATTTACCTGATCCGGAAGAATACGATGATATGGGTGGTATTAAATCTTTAGATAGAAAAGCACCATCAATTAAGATGGCTAGTGAAACTCCTGAAGAAGAATTTGAACTTGAAATATTTATGATGCTTCAAGAATTTGAAGATGCAAAGAAAAATGGTTACGGTGGATCCCTAGAAGATTTTTCAAGAGAATATTTTACGAAAAGAAAAATGAAAAAAGAGGAAGATAGACAAATGGCTATGAATGGTGGCCGGATGCAGTATGAAGAAGGAACTAAACCTAGAGCATATGAAGAAGTAATTGATAAAGATGCTGAAGAAGAATATTACAAAGCTAAAGCTGAACAATTAGATAGAAAATATAATCCACAAAATTATCCAGAGTCTGAGAGAAATCTATCTTTAGAGCAAATTAAAAAAATGCTAAAGAAGCAAGAAGAAGAAAAAGCAAAAAAAGCTAAAGGCGGTATTGCAGGAGTACTGTAATGCCAAACGTTCCAAAACAAAAACCATACACCGAAGAAAAATTTAAACAGGACGCTGATAAATTTATTAAAGGTTATCTTGGTGGATTTGATCAAGGTGAGATGAATCAGTTTTTAAAAAACTCTGTAGACAAAATAGAAGCTTCAGGAGTAATGAGTAGTGACGAAGCAAAAGATTTCATAAAAGAAAGAGCATCTTATTTAAGAGAATTTGCAAAAGACAATCCAGGTGAAACCCTTCCAAAATTAAAAGAAGAGAGTAAAAAAACTGGAGATCCATTTTTAGATAAACTAATGTTTTTACCAAACACATTAGATAAGATAGCAGAAAAAATAGCTCCTATGTTAGGATATGCTGATGGTGGACGAATTGGTTTTCTAGAAGGCGGTGACACTGCATACAATGCAATGGTATTTAGAATGTATACAGAAGCGGGTGGCCAAGAAGGAACTGGTATGGATATAGATTCTTTCGCTGAAAAGTATTTTCCTAAAATGGCACAAGGTGGAAGAATAGGTTACAGTGAAGGATCAGATGATTATTTTGATGAACAAAAAACAAATGTAAAAGGTAAAAAAACAACAGGACCTGTTAAAGGTGGTAAGACTCCAGAAATACCACCAGAAGAATTTCAAAAGTATTTAAAATATAAAAAGAACAAAGTAGTTAAAGCTGCAACAGGTGGCAGAATAGGATACAACCAAGGCTCCATGGACCCGGATACATTGGCTCTTAAAGAAAAGATCGAAGAGATCATGGATATTGAAGGAGTTGGTTTTGGAGAAGCATTCAAGCAAGCAATGAGAGAATTAGCAAGTCAATCTAAAGAAAATGATTAAAAGGCTTACTACAACAGTGCCTCCGGAATCAGGGCCCCAGAGTCAGGGCTTGAATATTTCCTATAATACTGTTAAAGAAGTAACACATACGGAGAAAATAAATGGCAGACAATATAGACAAAGCTCTTCCAAACGAGCCAAGAAAAGAATTTGAAATACCTGGTGAAGAACAGATTGAAGAAACTTTAGTAGAAGAAGTTCAAGAAGAATTACAATCACCAGATGATGTCGAAGTTCAAGAGAACGAAGACGGTTCAGTTGATATTAATTTAGATCCAGCAGCTGCATCCCCAGAAGGTGGTGACGAGCATTATGCAAACTTAGCAGATTTTTTACCTGATGAGGTATTAGCAGGATTAGCGTCTGATTTAAATTCTAAGTATATGGATTATTCTTCATCAAGAAAAGATTGGGAAAAAACTTATACCACAGGTTTAGATTTATTAGGTTTCAAATATGATAATAGAACAGAACCATTTGCAGGTGCAAGTGGTGCAACGCATCCAGTTTTAGCTGAAGCGGTTACACAGTTTCAAGCTTTAGCATATAAAGAATTATTACCGGCAGATGGACCGGTTAGAACACAAATTTTAGGAGTACCTACTCCAGAAAAAACAGATCAGGCAAATAGAGTTAAAGATTTCATGAACTACGAAATCATGGAGAAGATGAAAGAGTATGAACCAGAGTTTGATCAAATGTTATTTAATTTACCTCTTGCAGGTTCTGCTTTTAAAAAA